CCGTTGGCATCGACCAGGGCCTTACGCAGAACCTCCTGGGACTGACCAACGGAATACTGCTCCACATTGCCGTGGTAGGCGTCAACAGCAACCTTGACAATATCTTTCATATCAGGCATTATATGTACCTCCTCTCTTAGTTCTCAGTCTTGTCAATCTTGATGGCGTAATAGGTATGGCGACCAACGACCTCCACATCCACGCACACACCAAGACCTGTGCCACCAGCGGCAATCTTGCCGTTAGCGCCGATGCCGACGGTATCACCCTTCTTGGGCACAGTACCGCCAACAAAACCCTCTGCTGTCACAGAGAAAATGTTGCGGCTGCGGGGGATATAGCCACGGGTAGCCTTCCCCGCCTCGTTGATAAACTCGTCCAGGTTCTTCTTGCGCTCATCGTACATGACCTCAACACCGGCCACGATGGCACACTCGTTCAGGTCAGCGCCAGCGGTGGCGGCGACAGCCTTCATCACCTCGCGCTCGCCGTCCTCATAGCCCTCCAGCTTGACGATGACGCCGTTCTCGACCTCCGCAGTCTTGCCCTCAGCATCGTAAAAACGCAGAGAGACAAGGTCAGCGGGCTGCTTCGTACCGCTCATCAGGTCGGTGCGAATAACGGTATATTTGGTATCAGCCATTTTTGACTCCTCCTTGTATGAAATTTAATTATGCTGACCGGGTGCAGCGACCCCATACTTGGCGAACAGACCACCGTAGGGTTCAGGCTCAGTGTCATGCTTCTCCACCGGCAGCTTTGGCGTTTTGGGCTCATGGGAGAATTTCGCCGCAGTGCCATTTCTGCCACGGATTGCGAAGCACTTCTCCTCCAGCGTCTCCAGGTCAAACTCCAGGCAGTGTTCACGCAGGCTCTCAAATGCCTCAACGCCAGCCAGGTCTCCAAACTGGGCAAACACTTCCTTGCGCTTCTCCTGCTCCTCAGCAGTTTCGGCGTCAGCTTTGAACTTGCGCAGAGCGGCCAGCTCCTCACTGTTTGCCATGGCCTCCTCGGTCGCTTTCTGGAACTTCTGCTCCCACTCGGTGTTGACCTCGCTGAACCGCTTGGTCACAAGCTCGAAGAGCTTACTCGTGGGAGCCGCCTGCTCACCCTCATCGAAGTCCACAATGGAATACTTCTTGCGCTTTCCGCACTTGAAGTCGATAACGACATGGTCACCGTCCATAGAGTACGGGAACCCATACAGGTTCCACCCGTTCTCATAGTCCTCTGCGTAGACCTCGGAGGCGTCCCGGTCGTAATCAACGAACCAGTAACGAGGCATGGAGCCCCAATCGGTTGTAATGGTCTCCGCATACAGAGCGGTAAAGAGCTCCTGCATGAACTGGCCTTCCAGCTCAAAATTCTCCTGGCTGCCTTCTGCGCCCGCAGGCTCGGTATTGCCGTTGGATTTCATTGTCTCAAACTTGGCCCGGAGCTCTTCCAGAGAAAAGTCCTCAATGCTGAAGTCGAGCATATCGGCGGTCAGGCCAAACTCGGCCATCAGCTTATTCTTCTCGTCCAATACCCCTTCTCCTCCTTCCGAATAGTTTTGTGTTTTTATAACAACCTCTTGCGAGGGTTGTTCCTTTACGAATGTTTCCTTGAATTCCTGCATCATATCAGCAAGCTGCTGTTTGAAGTCTCCGCAGGAGAAAACCTCCAGAGATGCGGATTCATAGCAGGGCTCAGCCGTACCTAACAGGCAGAATGCCGTGAACTCAAAGCGTTCGATGACATAGACGCCGTCAACCATCTTGCCTTCTTTGACCGAGATTTCCATCGACTCGTCTGTGATACCGTCTTCCTTAATCTTTTTATAGGCTTCCTGCCTTTTCCAGAGTAGAACATCGGCACACAGATACTCATGCACACCGGAATCGTCCTCGATTTCCTCCCACCAGTATCTGGCGCTTTCGGGAACAATGCCGACAGGCTGCGTGATGTTCACAATACGCATACTGCCGTCATCGCTGACGACAAGCTCCATATCGTGCGAACCGATAATATCCTCCTCTCTGTCGTAGCGGCAGACGATAGGACAGTTGTAAATACTCGGCATACAACGCTCAAAAGTCTCCTTGCTGATGAAGCTGTTGTTGCGGTTCTTGCCAACATAGGCAACCCGGAGCACACCAGAGTCAAAAGAAGTGTTGCGCTCTGTGAGGTCGCTGATGCCGGATGAGAAAACGATTCTCATATTCCGCTCACTCATAACAGTTCACCACCTTTTGGCATAGTAAATCCCGCATAGCATCGCCATGCGGGTTAGAAAGTCAACGTGTTGGACAGCGCATATGGAACACCATCACACGCAAAATCTTGTTCGCCTTTGTTTACAAAGACATAGATATGCTTGGCCTCATCGCTTTTCAGCAATTCGTACTGGCGAGCCAACAAGGCATCCCGCCCTTCGTCACTGAAAACATAGATGAATCCTGTCACCAGTCATCACCATCCTCTCGTGACTGTTCGCCGCTGTCGGTCAAATCCCCGACATCTTTTACCGGAGCGCCGCCTTCGTCTGTCGCACCCTTGCCGCCAGAAGACGATGTTGAGGTCTGGGTCGAACTCTGCAGCGGTCTAAACCGGTCAATCAGTCCAAGCACATCGTTCTCCAGGAAATTCATGCAATCCATCTCACTCTGAGACAGCCCTTGACTGGCCGCATACATAGAGACGAATGGCAGGCCGTACTGACACGCTTTCAGATATTGGTCTCCCAGTTCCTTACGGTTGTAGGGACTGCAATCCAAAAATGTTACCTTGAAGTTTTTCCCATAGCTCTGTGCCTGGACATATCGGTTCACTGCATCCTCAATGCTCTTCACGATTCCATATGTAATCGTCTGGTCTGCCTTGATAGAAAGCAACAGCGCATTTGCGGATGCCTTATCGTTGTTAAACAGCAAAGAGGAAACACCAGCGGCGGTAAACAGGTTTTGCTCCGCCTCAGAAATGGTATCTGTGTCGCCGGTGTTTGACTTCTCAAAGCTGATTTTGTTGATGGGCATAGGGGAGAGGATAGACCCCACCTCCTCCGGCAGAACAGCGTCAAGGTTCCGCCAGAACTCTTTGGCTTTGTTATAGTCCAGAGTCCAGTTGCCCTCATCGTCCGTGCCGAGCGTCATGACCAGCATGGCATAGTTCTCCAGCGTGGTCTTCGTCAGCTTGAGCTGCTTGTAGTCTTCAAGGTCGTATACCTCGCGCAGAATCCCCGCAAACGGCGGGAGGGCGTAATCGAGGATATCATTGTTGCACTTGATAGCGAATGAAGTCGGACAGTCCAGCTCCTGCCACCGCAAGTTTCTGCGGTCTTTCTGATACGCCGAATACTTTGTGTTAAACTCGGCAGGATAGAACTCCAGCAAAGCTGAGCGTGCGTCAAAGTAGGAGAAGTCGAATGTGACGTTCGGAACATTTCCCTCAATCGTAGAAATGGTGCAGTAATCAGACGGCAACTGCTGGATAGTGATGTTGTCGTTTGTCACCCACATTGTTCCGTAGAACACATCCTCACGCAGGCATACCGTCAAAATCTTCGGGAACTGTGTCCGCACATTCATGGCAGACATTGCGTTCAATACCTTTCGGTAGTTCCGATTGATAGACTTGATATTTGCGCTGGCAGGGTCAATGCGATATGGCGATACGACAAACGACAAATCGGAAAGACCGGCGAAATACTGGATGAGCCTTCGGAAATGGGAACTTGCGCCATAGATGTATGTAACCGCTCGACGGAGCTGTTTCTCATACTGGTAAGGATTGGAAAGGTATGTAGTGATTTCATCCTTGGAGTACAGCGAAAACGTCGGTGCGTTTGTGTTGTTGTTTACGTCCCGCGTAATCAGCCGGTTAAGCAGCGCAAAACGCTCAGAAATACCAATCATACCGTCAATCTTATTTCCTTCACTCGTTGTAATCACCGCCTTTCTTATTTGACTTTGGGTGGCCTGTACAGGAACATATTGGACTCAAAGTTGTTGCTTCTCTGCTTGCCCAATTTGCTTTCCAGTTGGAGCGCCACATAGTAGTTATAGCTTAGACTGGAGTAGCGGTCTTTCCGCATACCAGACCGTTCGTACACACGTACACGACCGCCGGACTCCTCATGCTGCAGCTTGACCAGCTCATTGATGAGCAGCGTTGTATGAACATACGGCATTTGCAGCTTTACCTTTTCGGATGGAGATAGGGACTTATACCCCTTGATTTCCGACATAACAACGTCGGCGTCATATTCCGTCATCAGTAATCTGATTTTGCCGCTTCTGAATCCTTCGCGCAGAAGAACCGCACAGTCAGAGTTCAGCTTCGGAGAAGCCTTGATAGACCAAATGACCTTATCCGCCCCGGTCGTTGTGCATCGTGCCGCCATCTCCTGGTCGTTACAACAGGACAAAGCCGGATACACTTCCCCAGTATCAGGGTCAACGATGTCGCGCACAAGCGCATCATAAACGCCAAGACCGAGGCCGGTACAGTCCAGCACAATGTAGTCGCACAGATACTCATCGTACAGCCGTCGGATAACCAGAGCTTGGTCTTCTGTGTGCAGACCTTCATAGGAATCGCTGTACACAATGTTGTTTGTATAGCGTCCTCCTTTGGACGGAAGCATCTGGTTGATAAAGATAGCCGTAGCGTCGTTGTTGTGCTTACTGCTCGACATCAGCGCAACGTCAGCGGACAAAATGCGTTTTTCTCCGTTTTGCTTCTGGAGAATCTTCACCTTCTGGTTATTCCCAAGCAGACCGGACAGCTTGTCCGGCAGCATCGCATACTTGATTCGGCGGTTCTTTGAAATGGAGTCAAAATCAAAAAAGGCTCCGTCCTCGTCGCCGAACCACATGGCCTCCATCTCCATTGACCACTTGATTTCATTGAAATCGGACTCCAGCATATCGCTCTCCACGTCCTCAGAGAACAACAGTCCTTCTTGCACAGAGAGCTGGTATGGGAACCCGCAAACGAAATCTGTCTTAGAGTCGTCCAACATGAGCTTAAACGTGTCGAGCATCTTGTTGAACGACCAGTGGTCTTTGAAGTATGCAGAGGACAGGAAGCACGACTTGTTTGGCTCCTTCGCATATTCCACCTTCCGCTCTGCGTCGGTCAAATCCTTGTAGGGAGGCATCCGGCGGCTGGTCAGGAACTTCTTCAAAACCGTGTCAATGGTGTCTTTCTTCACCATGCGGAACTCGTCCACAATCAGGATGTTCGCACGGTTGCTTCGGGCGTTATCAGAAGCTGTAACCACCTTGATATAACTCGAATTTTTGAACATGACCTTCGCATCCTGCCCGGAGAATTTTGTTTTGGCCATGTCAATTTCGTTGCATAAGTTCGGGGATACGGGCATCAGTTCCGTCTGTATCTTCTCCAGGACGTTAATACTCTGCCCTCTGGTGCCAGAGGTGATAACGACCTTCGTGCCTGGGTACAGAATACATCGGGCCACAGCGAAGATTGCGATAAGGAAAGATTTACCCATACCACGAGCGGCAATCCACAGGAACACACGGCTTCTGTTCATCATCACAAGCAGCATGGTCTGGAACCACTTTAAGAAGTCGAGCTGCAAATACTCCTCTACAAAGAGGTCAAAATTCTCTCTGTAGTAGCTGCCCCAGATTGCCATACCCTCGATAACTCGTTCACGCCGGGACTTTTCTTCAGACGCCATTACTCTTCACCATCTGCGCCGCTGCTGCCATTAAAGATGTCGCTCAGCATGGAGTCATCATCCTCTTCGTCATACTCTGGACGCTTCACTCGCAGCTCTTCCATAGCGTCCTCATACGCCTTGCAGTAGCTATTCTTCAAGCCGACCATCTTACAAGCGTGGCCAAGATACCATGTGGTGATATTCTTGATTACGCCCCGGATGTCCCGGTTCTCTTTTGGCGTCTCAGGGAGGGGCCTACTGTATTCCCACTTCTGAATTCCGACGCCCAGCGGCATCTTATCCAGCTCAACATCGGCGTTCTCCTTTCGCTGAGCTGGTTTCAGATTCATACTGCCAAGGAGGTTATTCAATGTGTTGACTGCTTTATCGGTCGGGTCGCCTGCTGCGGCTGCACGACTGATAATTGCTTCTTGCATACAAATCTGCTGATACAAAGCACGCTCTGCCGGTTGGAGGTTCTTTGCCTTCTCCTCACCGCCAGTCCAGTTGTCGTACCGACGTTCCAACTCCATATAGAAGTCATGCTGGAACCCGGCTCCCCAGAAGTCGATGATGGCCTGGTCGGTTGGGGTATCATCTTCCGTAGGAAGCTCTTCGTTCTGAACGACAGGCAGAGCATATCCCGCCCCGCCGCCCGCAGCAACTTCCTCTTTGATGGTGTCATCGAACGTCTTGTCGATATATCGAACGATATTTGTTTTGCCAATATAGTTACGGACTCTGGAGTTCGTACCCGCCGAGCGCTCAACTATCGTGTAGATACTCTCGCTCCAATACAAGTCCATCTTCATACACATACGGCGCATCGCCTCTTTGGCATCGCCAAGTTCCTGGACATACTGGTCATACATCTCATCCACGCATTCAACGCAAAATGGAAGATAGCCTGAGCCGCGATACATTGGACTATGGCTCACAGGAAAGAATCCCTTTTTGCGGCTGTACGCCGTACCGCAGCGGCAGCAATAGTGTTTTTGTGTACTGATAGTGGGGTCTGACGCTTTTCCCTGACTACGCCTTCTCGGTGCTTCTGCCATTTACGCCAACCCCCTTTTCACATTGTCCTCCCACTTCTTCACAGCGATGCGCATACGATTGCTGGGGTAGAAGCGGGGAATGTAGTGTTCAGGGATAATGACCTTCTCGCCAGTCACAGGGTTCGGGCAGCTTCTCTCCTTCCTCACCAGAAGGTCGAAACACCCAAGATTGCGGACAAGGACAGAGTTGCCTTGCTCAAGATTGTTAATAATGAGCGAGGTAAAATCATCCACGATATTAGCCGCCTTCTTTTTGGTATAGCCGTACTCGTCGGCAAGCTGTTGAATCAAATCAGCCCTTTTAACCTTCATCCTTTACACCTTCCTTTACTTAGAGGTCTGCCAAAGACTTCTGCGCATCCGACCTGATTTCTCCGTTCTCATCGAAGTATTGAGAAATCTGCTCCTCTGCACTCATGTCCTTATAGACCCGTACCATGTCCGCCGACTCCCATCCAACAATTTCCTGGATAACATTATCTGGCAGACCGAGCTTGGCAAGGTGCGTGGTAAAGTAGTGCCTAAGACTATGCCAGTAAAAATCTTCGCCCGTCATACGGCTGAACGTGTTCGCCCAGCTATTCAGCGTGGTGTCGCCCATCTGCTCACTGGGACTGCCAGCGGCAGGGAACAGCCACTCGCTCTCAACACCGAGCTCCTTACGCTGATTCATCCAGGCATCAAAGAACGGCTGGAACTTCTTTGCCAATGTGTAGCAGTGAATGAACTTGCCGAGGCCAAACCCCTTGGTCTGGATAGGCTCGCTCGTCTTATAAAGCGCACCGCCGCAGACGAGATTCTCCTCCTTGAAGTCGTCCACACGGAATCGGCACAGCTCCGCCTTACGCCTACCGCTACACATTGCAAGCGCAACAGCGCAAGCCTTCTTATGCTGGCCGCTTTCAGTCAGTCTGCCAAGCAACTCGTCCAGAGCTTCATCGCTCCACACGGTCTTCTTCCTGACCTGCTGCATAGCTGGATTTTCTACTTTGCGAACGACGGAACGAAAGTCTTTGAACTCGTCCTCGTCATCCAGCATATTTGCCACAAAGTTGCTCATGGATGAGATAGCAGATTTCAAGCGTCTCACCCGAGCCGGAGAGTTTCCGTTCTCATTGATAAGCCAGCTCTGATAGGACGCATAATCCCGCTTTGTAATCTTGGGGAAGAACTTGTTGTTATTGTGGGTCAAGTTCCACACCCAAAAGATGTCGATATCGTTATCATACCCGGCAATCGTTTTTGGACTGCGCTGAACAGACCTCAGATAATCCAGAAAGTCCTGTTTCAGGCGCATATTGTCCGGGTTGACCTGACGCAAAAGCTCAGGGCTTGTGATATCATTCTGTTTCGTCTTTCTTGGCATCAAAGCCACCTCGCTTTCTTTTATATTTGGCTCCTCGGACAGGACTCGAACCTGTGACATCTTGATTAACAGTCAAGCGTTCTACCAACTGGACTACCGAGGAATATAGAAATAGGGTTGCCCATCAGGGCAACCCTTGAAATTATTGTAATGATATGCCGTAAGAACAGCGGACACCATTTTTATCACAGACGCAAACCATCTGCTCAGCCTTTCCAAAGATTCTCTTCTGGACGCAATAGTCGTCCATACCAAGAAAACTGCCCGCCATAATAGTTTTTACACCTTGTACCTCATCAATCTTGTTATGATGTAGATGTCCAGACAGAACAGCATATAGGGGTCTTCGCGCCATTGTCTGTAGCGTTTGTACTTTTGATGCGCTGCCGTCAAAATCACCGTGTACACCGCAATAGGTGTTCCCGCGAACATCAATCAGATACATAGTGCTGTCTATCTTCTCGCCGCCACCAATAATTACATTATCAAAATTTTGGAGCCTTGCAGACAAGTACCATTCTACAAGGTCATCGAGCCGCTCACTGGTCAAGGTCATATCCTTGTTGGGGTTCAACCGACTATGATTGCCGGCGACACTAACATATGTAACAGAAACGAAGTGCTTACTGAGTTCTGCTATAAACTCTGCAATGAGCTCTGACACACCTTTAATTTGCTCGATTACATTCTCCTTGTTTGTAACGGCGATAGACTGATGTATATTACCGCTTATTTCATCTCCGTTCGCCCAGACAATGCAATTCTCACTGCCGTGTGTTTCTGCTATGTGGATAATTTCGTCTAGGTAGTGGCACATCATATCTCGGCAAATATCAGAGTTATATGTATTCCAGTGATTTTGAACATTCGCACCGTAATGAATATCGTTTAGACTCACCAATAAATCATTATCTGAAGCCTGAACACAGCCTGGCTCGTAGTTGAGCTGCGGCAAATCACCAGACTTTAATGCGTCTATAAGAATTTCGTTTAGTTCTTCTTGCCTTGAGCGCTCGCGAACTGACTTGTTGAATGCATTTCGTTGGTCAAAGAATTTTTGCCGTTCTTTTTGTATCTCTATCCGCTTATTTTCCAAAGCGGATAGGGTGTCTTCATCTTGGATGGCTTCCTCGCCATCTTTTTCAATTGCCTCAATTATGGCTTTCATGCCATACATTCTTTTGCGCACTTCGCTGGAATTGTAGCAGTTTCCCTCACCAAACAAACGCTCACTCAGTTCCTCGTAATCATCGTCAATGGTGCGGTCAACCAGCTTGCCAATCACGATGTCACGCATCTCCTTATAGCTTGCTTTGCTGGTAATGATTTACATCCCCTTTCGTATAGCGTGGTTGCGCAAAGTACGCAATAGTTTCATAGCTCCAGACTGTTCTTCCATATAGTAATGATGCCGCTTAGAATCCTGTTTCATTGTGCGGACAATATGTATAT